CGCAGGCATTCTCCTGTACCCCTACATGTTGGCACCTGGGATCACTCTCAGCGAGAGCGGCATGTGCTTAGACAACTAAACACATAAGAACATGGAACAAACAACATTTGACAAAAGGTGTGAGGCTTCCGTACGGAAGCTTCTACCTATGGTCAACGTGCTTCATAGCATGCATCCCGATCAGAATTTAGATAAATTCATAAAACTTGTCTCCCACCAAGTGAAACACCATGGTGATAGGCAGGCAATGGATAAACTAAAAGCTTATCGACTACTTTTGCAACAGTACTGCACTGGGCAGACTGTGAAACCTATTCCATTTTGTCGCACGGACGAAGATGGGTTTCCGAAGGTAATTTCTTTCATCAAGCCAAGGCTCGATGACGTCTATTCCATCCGGTATTCATTATCAGTATTTAGAATAATCGAAAGTTTTCGGTCTAAACCTGAATACAAAGTGGATACAATAATTACTGAGTCGACCTCAGACAAGGGTCTTGTCGACGAGATCAGTGATTACATCCGAAATTGGAGTCAGCTTAGCAAAGTGCCTAAGTTGAAACCACCGCGACTTGTGATGAGTAACAAAGCAGGGCCTAACGGTCCCGCTACTATTAGTGCCATTAAGGATCTCACTGCCCTGCGCAGTGAACCTGGGCTTCTTTCTAGTATAAATGAGATGTTTGCGATCGTAGATCCAAACACGTTCATAAAAACCAGCTCATACAAGTCACACCCTGGGACATATCTGTCGTCAAAGTTAGTGCTATTAAGCGACAAGGCGTGCAAAACACGCGTTGTTGCTATAGCAGACTGGTGGTCAAACACGGCACTGGAACCAATTCATACTAGTATGATGGGGTTCCTAGCCAGACTGCCAAGCGACATGACATTCAGACAAAGTGATATTCCGAAACTTGTTAAAAGTCTAGGAACAAATCTATTTAGTTCCGATATGACTGCGTTCACAGACCGATTTCCTAGAAAGCTAGAAGTCGCCCTATTAGAAGCAGCATTTGGTGAACAAATTAGTAGGTTATGGGAACAAATTGTCGCAAACCGTACCTTCCAACACCCACAAGGCGGTGTGAGGTATGCTTGCGGTAATCCCATGGGTTTGTTAAGCTCATGGCCAGTATCAACCGCATGTCACCATGCTGTTAAGCAGTGGTGCGCGTATAAGGTAGGCATAAAATCCTACAAATATCTTATACTCGGGGATGATACTCTCGACTCTTCCAAGGAAGTGTACGAGCTGTATACGGATACTATCCGTAAACTGGGAGTTTCCATATCACTCTCAAAATGCACAATGAGCGAAGACGGCTCAGCCGAGTTCGCCAAAAGGCATTTCCGTAAACAAGTTGAAGTGACAGGCCTTCCTGTACACTTGTTAGAAACGGTTCATGAAAGTCCTGAACAGTTCCTAGAACTGGTTAAGATATCATGTGAGAGAGGGTACGAGGGTAAAATCCTCGCCCCGTCTATGGCTCGATTACTGGCTGGCCACAAATGTGGTAAGCTAGTAAGTGACATGTTGTCTCTACCGGAAACGGTTCTAGGAATGCCTCCACTTCTGGAGGTTAAACCCGGAACTTGGGCGGATAAACTATCTACCCTATCCGAAGAGTGTCTAGAACGTAATTCTGCGATCGCGAGAAACTACGTGTTCTGGACTACAACTATCGGGATTAACAAACCCGACACGCCAAAGAAAGTCACTCAGGTGTCCGTAGAACCGAACCACCCGCTGATGTTCGCACTTAGCGAGCAACTGGCGGATTACCTTCCAGAAACGGAAGATGAGTTCAGTATCTACAACGGATGGATGGAGGGGAATTATCGAAAAATGGCAAATGTGCCAAATATCGACACGTACCGTTACTACAACAAGGGGCATTACGCCACGAAATGTAGATACGATGTGTTAAAAGCACAGCTAGCCTTGGCTAACGGTGATTGTAATATTCCCTTGCACAAGCCTACAAAGTTAAGCAACTTTGAGTTGTTTGGCTTGGGCTTCCAAGTAGAGAAGATGCAATGATCTACCATGGTAGATTTCATTGAAGCATGTTCTGAGTTCTACTCAACCATAGGTACACACAGAAATGTGTAACACCCGGAGGTCGTGCGCCCGGAGGGCG